TGATACCGGCTTGACTGGTGCCGTTGGGGATTTAGGTCCTCAAGGTGCTTTAGGTGTTCAAGGTGCTCAAGGTTTAGATGGGGATTTAGGTCCACAAGGTGTCCAAGGTGCTCAAGGACCTCAAGGGAACGAGGGTGATTTAGGTCCACAAGGGCTCGCAGGCCCACAAGGTGATATTGGTCAGACTGGGTTAACTGGAGATGCTGGAAACTTAGGCCCACAAGGTGCTATTGGGGTTCAAGGTGCTCAAGGGTTGACTGGTGATGCTGGGAACTTAGGTCCTCAAGGTCTTCAAGGTGCTCAAGGATTTACTGGTGAGACTGGAGATGCTGGAAATGTGGGTTCTCAAGGTAGTCAAGGTGGTAGTGGTCTTGCAGGTGCTGATGGTGCAAAATTAGATGGTGGGTATTTCGAATGGGATAACACATTGGATAGACTTGTATTTAAAGAATATGGGTGGTCTCCTGGTGATAGATTATTCTTAATAGAAACTTATAGGTCAGGGTCATCTTATTAAGTTTAACTTACATATTTATTATCAAATAATTCAGTTATGGAAAACGGATATAGGTTTAATCAATCAAAAAACTCGATTGATGTAAATTATACAAACTACTATTGGTTCGAAAACGGATTTTCTCCAAGTGAGTTAATCTCAATCGAGCAAATGACTTCTGATTTAGAATTTCAAAAAGCAGGGATTGGTGAATTGAATGAAACCAATAGAGTAGACTCGGTTCGTAAATCATCAGTAAAGTGGTGTCCTCAAAATGAAAATTGGGAATGGGTTTATTCAAAACTACACGATATGATTGTTGAAGCAAACGAACAAATGTGGGGATTTGATTTAACATCAATGCGAGAGCAAATCCAATACACCGAATACTACGAAGGTGGTGGTCACTATACTTGGCATATGGATTGTGGTATCGGTATTCAAAACCAACGGAAGGTATCAGTTACCGTGCAATTATCAGGCGAAGATGAATACGAAGGTGGTGATTTGGAATTCAATGTTGGAAAGAATATGGTCGCACCTCGTGGAAAAGGTAACGTAGTAATATTTCCATCATTTTATTTACATCGAGTAACACCAGTAACTAAAGGAACACGTAAGTCTTTTGTTCTTTGGGTTGGTGGTGAGCCTTACAAATAGAATATACTTATGAAGACAACATTACCAACAGCACTCATCTACGGATGGGATAGATTCGGAGAAATCGAACTACAATCGGATGTTTATTGGGAAGAGCACTTATTTGATGGTGTTATATTATACTCATACGAAGATAGTTCTGACTTTGCAAATCACTTTGCTAAGCATAGACCTGATGTTATTATAGTCTTAGGTGATTCAATACCACAATCCATTTTGGATATGAACCACCACACTATCATATCATCTAAGTTGCATCACTATGATGATTATATGCCAGACAATGTAATTGCTAATGTTGTGGTGTGTCAATCCACATCTTGGTCGTGTGCTTCTCATAATGAAATCTTTAAAAACAAAGAAACACCTATAATGTCGGTATTTACTCCGGCATATATGACTAATGAGCGGATATATAGAACATACAAATCCCTATCAGAACAAACTTATGTAAATTGGGAGTGGGTGGTTGTTGATGATTCACCCGAAGGTGATTACAAAACTTGGGAATACTTAAAAGATATTGCCAGAAATGACTATCGTGTCCATATCCATAGAATGAGACCTAATTCGGGTGGAAATGTTGGTGAAGTAAAACATAGAGCAGCAACCTTATGTAATGGTGAGTGGTTAATTGAATTGGACCACGATGATTATTTGATGAAAACTGCATTAGAAGACATATTAAATGCATCAAAACAACATCCAGACGCAGGGTTCATCTATACCGATTGTTGTGAGATGTATGAAACTGGTGAAATGAGGCCATATGGATTGACTGGTGAACGAGAAGTTTGGTATGGTAACCCCGAAAATCCATTTGCCTTTGCGTATTCTGGACATAAATGGGAAAATCATTATGGTAAGGATTACTTAGTCCATAAATACACCGATATAAACCCCAAAACTATCAGATTCAATATCTCAATGCCAAATCACACACGAGTTTGGAGAAGTGATGTGTATCATAAGATAGGTGGTCATAGTAGGAGTATCTCAGTTGCCGATGATTTTGAATTAATAGTTAAAACATTCATCGAAACACGAATTATACACCTACGCAAGTTCTTGTATATTCAATATAACAACTTTAATTCAACCGTTGATAATAATGCAACGGATATTAATAGAAGAGCACGATTAATCAGAGACTATTATGACCCATACATCCACCAACGCATCGAGGAACTTGGTGAGGAGGATTGGGTTTGGGATTATGAATCAAATCGGTCACATCAGTCATCATCTTGGATGGATAGAACACGTTATTTTGATAGAGAGGGTGTCCTTAACTATATAGTTGAGTGAAACCTTTGATAGGATACTATTTATATAGGACTAATAGTATTTAGGAGTATAAATGTCAGTAACAATTCCAATTTGGCCTGGTTCGGGTTCTTTTTCAAGTGGTTCATCAACACCATTCGGGTTCTTCGATTCTGATTTACAATTTCAGAGTGATGCTCCGAAAGTTGCTGAGTGGTGTGCTCGTAGATTAGGGTATCCAATCATAGATATCGAACTACAAGACATCAACTTTTTTACTTGTTTAGAAGAAGCTGTGAATGAGTATTCATCTCAAGTAAATCAGTATCGAGCAAAAGAGAATATGTTATCATTACAAGGGTCATCCTTGGATTTGGATTTATCAAATACCAATATGAATGCTAATATGCAGAACTTAGTAAATATTGCTAAGGATTATGGTACTGAAGCATTGAGTGGTGGTAAGGTAACGGTCTATACTGGTTCATTTGAAATGGTGGGTGGTCAACAAATCTATGATTTGGGTGATGATAACGTTGTAACACTCGAAAGTGGTTCAACATTGAATGGTCTCACATTACGTAGAGTATATCATACACAACCCCCTGCAATCATTAGATACTTTGACCCATTTGTGGGTACTGGTATGGGTTCTCAACAAATGATGAATACTTTTGGTTGGGGTAATTACTCACCTGGTGTATCGTTTATGATGCAGCCAATGTTTGATGACCTTTTAAGACTACAAGCAATTGAATTCAACGATTATATTCGTAAATCATCCTATGGATTCCACGTTGATGGTCAACGTATCCGATTATACCCAATCCCATCAACTGGTGATGGTGGTGCTAAGGTATACTTTGACTACACATTAGATAGTGAAGTAAATTCACCAATAGCAAACTCAAATGTGGTAAGTGATTTATCCAACGCACCATTCAATAGACTAACATACTCAAACATTAACTCAGCGGGTAAGCAGTGGATTGCAAGATATGCTTTAGCATTATCAAAAGAGATGTTGGGTGCAGTAAGAGCTAAGTTCTCATCAATTCCAATTCCTGGTGCTGATGTAACACTCGATGGGTCAGACCTTCGTAACGAAGCATCTGCTGAAAAAGAAGCATTGATGACTCAATTGACTGAAATGTTAGAATCAACATCTCGTAGAGCATTGATGGAAGCAAGAAAAGAAGAATCTGAGTATTTAGAAGAAACTCTTAATAGAGTACCACGACCAATTTTTATAGGATAACCAAATGGCTTTATTCGGTGGACAACGTGATATGGCATTATTCAATAAGTTGAATAAAGAACTTATCAACGACATTATTGATACTGAAATCTACTATTACCAAGTAGCATTGACCGAAACAAAGTCAAATCTATATGGTGAGGGTAAAGATAAGGTATTTAACCAACCCATTAAGATTCCTTGTTTGATTGAGCGTAACCAATCATCCCAAGTATCGGATGACTTTGGTCAATCATACACTCGCGAGGTTCAGTTTAGATTTTTACGTGATACTTTAGTGGATAAGAACCTTGTACCCGAAGTTGGTGATATTATCCAATGGAATGGTGAATATCACTTGATTGATGCACAATACTCTTACCAATACTTTGCAGGTAAAAACCCAACAACTTGGGATGGTGGTGAAACACAAGGTCTTAATGTATCTATTATATGTGATGCACACGTTACAAGACAAACAACAATTAGATTGGTTGATAATTATAAAGGTAATTCGAGACAAAACGATAACGAAGTACCATTAGGACTATAAGATGGCAAGTAAGTATAGAAACGAAGACAAGTCGAAACCAAACCTTACTCAAACTCAATCCTCTACCTCAGAAGATGTGAAACTGAATAAGGCAAAGCAACTTCGTAGAGACCAAGATAACGTAAAGAACGTTTCGGTTGGTATTTACGACATTGACTCTGCATTTTCTAACTTCTTACAAAATGATGTTAAACCTACTATCGAAGATGATGGTAGATTCTATCCAGTTCCAGTAATGTACGCATCTCCAGAGAAATGGGCATCTGCTCAAAGAGATGGATTTATGAAAGATGATAATGGGATGATGCTAACCCCAGTAATCTCTTTTAAAAGAAACAATCTTTCAATCAATACGGATTTAGCAAAGTTAAAAGTTGCTGAGAACGAAGATACACATCAAATGTTCGAAAGAACTTACACCAAAGTAAATAGATACGACCAATTCTCAGTTTTAACTGGTCAGACTCCAAAAAAAGAATATATGTCAGTTGAAAGACCTGATTATGTAAATTTGGAGTATGAAGTGGTTGTATGGTGTGACTATATGGAGCAGGTCAATAAGATTGTAGAACAAATCGTGTTTTTCCAAGGCCGTTCATTTGGTGATAGATACAAATTCGTAATCAAAGGTGATTCTTACTCATTTGAAACCATTTCAGAGATGGGTCAAGATAGAATTACTAAAGCAAGTATCAATCTCACTGCCAAAGCATATATCGTTCCAGAATATGCAGCGATGTCTAACAATACTAAACGTAGAATATCAGTTGGTAAGGTATCTTGGGGTGAGAGTCCAAAATTAGGTGGAAATGAGTCCTACCCAACCATAGGTAATGAATAATATTTACATATTTATATAATAGAACAAAAAACATAAGGTTATGGAAGAAAAGACAATGATTCAATTCTCTCAAGAAGAAGTGAACAAAATCCAAGAGTTTCAACAAAAAGTAATAACCACCAATACAAGAATTGGTGAAATCGAACTACAAATCCACGGATTAGAGCAGGAGTTCCAATCGTTGAAAAGCGAGAAGCAATCGTTGATTGATGGATACACTACTTTAAGACAACAGGAAATGGAATTGAGTGCAGAATTGAAAGATAAATATGGTGAGGGTACTTACGATATTAACACAAATCAATTCACACCTACAAAATAAGTAGTCGTTTCCCTATTTTTTGGTGTATTTATTATAAGGAAAACCAAATTTTAGAATTTAGGAGAAAATAATGGCTGAAAGAATTGTAAGTCCTGGCGTATTTACACGAGAAAAAGACCTCTCATTCCTACCTGTGGGTATTGGTGAGATTGGTGCTGCTCTTATCGGGCAATCAATCAAAGGACCTGCTTTCGTTCCAACGAAAGTAGAATCATTTAACGAATTCCAACAAAAGTTCGGTGGTCTTACTGAAGATTCATATCTTCCGTATACTGCTCAAGCTTATTTAGAAGAAGCAGGTACTGCGACCATCGTAAGAGTATTGGGTCAGAGTGGGTATACTGCCAAACCATTAGCATTAGTGTTAACTGGGTCTGGTCTATCTCAAACAGTCGCTGCAGTTTTACACCCAACTACTACATTGGGCAGTGGTGATATGGACACTTCTACAATAACTGATGGTGAAGGTGCCGGTTCTTTTGTTTTGACATTAGATGGTAGTGGTATCAATAGTGCAAGTGATGTAAATGTAACATCTGCATCTCTTGACCCAAGTAGTGCTAATTATATCACTAAGATATATGGTTACGCACCTAAGTCATCTAAAGATGCATATACACTCTTAAACTTCTCAACATTCCAATCTTCTTCATTGACTGATGCTAACGTAACTGCATCTTTACAACAAGTAGATATTGATTACACAAATTCATACTTGGAAGCAAGTACTCCTTGGATTAAATCTCAAAAAGTTGGTGGTGTTGCTTCTAACTTGATTAAATTCCATACACTATCTCACGGTAACTCTACTAACTACGAATTCAAAGTTGGTATCCGTGACATTAAACCAGCTTCAGAGGTGCCAGGTTCTGAATATGGGACATTTAGTGTAATCGTAAGAAGAGTAGACACAGCTAAGATTCCTAATTCAATCTTTGGACAAGGTGTTCAAGATACTGATGTTAGACCAAACATTGTAGAAGAGTTCCAAGGTGTAAACCTTGACCCTAACTCACCAAACTACATCAAAAGAGTAATTGGTGATAGATGGATTACAGTTGATGCTAATGGTAAATTGACATCTAATGGTGATTACCCTAATGCATCTGCTCATATTAGAGTAGAGGTTGCAAGTGATGTTGACGCAGGTTCAATTGATTCAACACTTGTACCATTCGGATTTGGTGCTGTAACATCACCACTTCACTCAACATACAACCTACCCTCTCCAACTTACAACGTATCACAATCAATTTCAGGTGAATACAATAAGAAAGCATTCTTGGGTTACTCGTTTGATTTCACATCAACTGATAATTTGAACTTCTTACAACCACTTCCAAAGACAAACACCGAAACTGTTGGTAATGACTTTGATTTGGCAGAGTGTGTTACTGATACTGATGGTGATGGTACATTCACTTCTATCACACTAACTTCAAATGTAGATGCTAAGAAATTCTTAGTACCATTCCAAGGTGGTTTTGATGGATACGAACCAAATAGAGTAGTAAACGTAGGTTCAGCAATTGTTGCTGGTAATAACCAAGGTTTTGATATGTCATCTGCTACGGCAGCCGGAACAGTTGCTTATAGAAAAGCAATTGACGCAGTATCAAATCCTGATGAGTTCGATATCAATATGATTGCACTTCCAGGTGTTATCAATAGATTACACTCTTCAGTAACTACTTACGCTAAAGATATGTGTGAGGATAGATTGGATTGTTTCTATGTAATGGACGCAGGTGGTTACTCTGACTCTATCGCAACTGTAAACAACTCACTAACTTCATTTGACTCAAACTATGTGGCTACATACCACCCTTGGGTTAAGATTTTAGATACTGACAAGAACAAGCCAGTATGGGTTCCGCCAAGTGTTGTATTACCAGGTGTTATTGCATTTAACGATGCTGTAGGTGCTGAATGGTATGCACCAGCAGGTTTGAATCGTGGTGGTCTTCCAAATGTAATTGAAGTGAAGACTCGTTTGACTCACGATGAAAGAGATACACTATATGAAGCAAGAGTTAACCCAATTGCTACGTTCCCTGGTCAGGGTGCTACGGTATTCGGTCAGAAGACACTACAAGCTAAACCTTCTGCATTGGATAGAATCAATGTAAGAAGATTGTTAATCGCAGTTAAGAAATAC